TTCGTCCTCATCAACTACACCGATTTCAATCCCGATCAGCACGAACCCTTCGATGACGAAGCGCGCGCCGCGCTGGTCGCCGCAGCTGGCGACCGCGAGCCGACCAAGGCCGAGCTGCTGGCCGCCCGCGACGAGATCCTGGCGCGCCGCACCGAACTCGACGCCGAGGCACAGCGCCTGAGCGCCTGGTCCGACGACTTGGCCGCCGAAGCCGAGCGTCTGCGCCAGCAAGCCGCGCTCCAGGCTGCCGAAGCGCTGCGCCTGGCCGAAGCAGGCAAGGCCGAGGCCACTCTGACCATCGCCCAACTGCGCGACGCGCTGACCGCGAAGAACATCGCCTTCGATCCAGCCGCGAAGAAGGCGGATCTCCAGGCGCTGCTCGACGCTGCCGCTTAATCAAGGACCGCCATGACCATTACCAATCTGAAGGCCGGCGAAAAGACCGTGCTGACCGTTCAAGAAGGGCAAGCTCTGAACGTGATGGGCTCCGCCGGCGCCCAGGGCGTGGTCTACTGGCTCGACGATGCGCTGGGCGGTGGGAATTCGCACCAATCCTGGGCTGTCAGCGCCGGCGCGCTCCAGGTGATCGGCCCATTCGCCGGGACCAATCGCTTTCTGATCACCTGTGCTGTGGGCATGATCGCTGCAGCGGTCACAAGTGCCGTGATCGGCTTCCCGACGATTGTGGTGTCGAATGCTGCGCCATCAAACAGTGACGGTCGACCCGATGGCACCGTCTATATCCAGACGGCATAAGTCATGGCGATTTTCACTAAAAACAGCGGTAGCTATGCGGCGATCAGTGCCGTGCTGGTCAAAGCTGGCGGAGCCTATTCACCTGCAGCTGCTGTCTACGCAAAGGTGGGCGGAGCCTATCAGCGTTGCGACATACCTGCCGCACCCGCTCGCAGCGTGACCTTCAAAACCCAGCGCGTTGGCGGCAACGCCGTGTTCGCATAAGGAACCGACATGCCCGGAAATAATCTCACCGCGCAAAGCGTTACGTACAACACCTCCAGCCCGCCGCTTGGCGCCGCCTGTCTCAACGGCGGCTGGGCGATCAGTGCGAGCACCGCCTCGCTGATGGGCATCTCCGCGTCCCAGGGCCACATCAAGGCCAAAGTGCGCCGGACCGGGTCGGCTGACAACGTGATCCCGGTCGGCATCGCCGGTGCGGTCTACTTAAACATGCTCGGCGGCAAGGGCTCTGCGAACATTTCGGTCAGCGGCAAGACGATCGTGCTGACTGGGACGACCGACATCTTCGGCGGTGCTGTGCACGAGCTCGCTATCTCGTGGGGATCGCAGGGGTACAGGCTGTTCGTGGACGGCGTGCTGGAGGCGGGCAACGCCGAGACCTCGCCGCTAGTGGACCTCAGTCAGCAGTTCGTGATCGGCGCCCTGACCGGCAGCGGCGGCTTTCCCTTCGGTGGCGACGTCGACGAGGTCGTCGTGTCCTCCTTGGAGATCGCTGGCAACTACACGCCGGTGACCACGGCGACGCCGAACAACCTTGCGGGCCTGATCGGCCTCTACCACCTGGACAGCAGCGTGGCGGACAGCTCCACCGCCTCCGGCACGGCCACCGCGGTGAGTCTGGCGCTCAGCTCGTCCAGCGGCCTGGTCGGAGCACCGGTAACGGTGACCGTCTCCACCGACGTGGCCTTGACAGGATCGCAAACCGAGTCCGTCGCGCTGACCTGCAACGTGGCAGGTACATTCAGCCCGACGAGCGTCACGCTGAACTCGTCGACGGCGACCGCCACCGCGACCTTCACGCCGTCCGCGACGGGAACGGGGACAATCACGGGCACGGCGACGGGCACGCCGACGCTGACCGCGGGTGCCGCGCCCTACACCTCGCTGGCATCGACCAACAACGCGCTGACCAACGGCACGGCCAACGTGCGCGCGTCCAGCTACAACTGGAACATCGGCGCGAGCAGCATGAAGACGGTGAACACAGGCGCCGAATTCTCTATCAACTTCACGGGCAACACCTGCACCTTGCAGTTCGACATCAGCCCCGACGCAGCGCCGCTGCCGAAGATCGAGTACCAGGTGGATGGCGTGGGCGGATGGATCACGGCCGTGATCGCGGCGTCGGTGCCGATCACTATGCCGAGCAACACCACAGAGTGGGGAGCCAAGGGTGGTCATTTCCTGGAGGTGATCGTCAAGGCGACGACGCAGGGCCAGGACCGCTTCGGCACGACCCCTGCGGTGCTCGTGAGCCTGACCGGGATCGTGCTCGATACTGGCGCGACGCTGACGGCGCCGCTAGCGAAGCCTCTCAAGGGGATCATCTACGCCGACAGCATCGGCGAGTCGACGCGCACGCTGAGCCTGACCGCTGGGGTGTCGACAGACACCGACCAGGGCGACGCGCGGCTGAGCTGGGCGCACCGCATGGGGCGCAGCCTGAACATGGAGTTGAGCATGGTCTGCTTCGGCGGCCAGGGCTGGCTTACGCCGGGCGCGGGTAACGTACCGGTGCTTGGCTCGTCGTTCACGCTGAATTACGCAGGCTCCTCGCGCTCCTTCGCCTCGCCGCCCGACTTCATCGGCATCATGATGGGCACCAACGACTCAGGGGACGTGACGACGTCGGCGACGAGCTTCCTGAACGCATTGGCGCTGCTCGTGCCGCGCTCCACGTTGATCATGGTGTTCTGCCCACTCAACGGTTCACATGCCGCTCAGCTGCAGGCCGCCATCGCCGCAACGACGACGCCCTCGCGCTTCACCTACCAGTCGACGACGGGGTGGTTCAACTCTACTAACTCGGGCGATGGACTCCACCCGTACGGCATCGAGAACATTCTGCACGTCGAGCCAGCGGCGACGGCTGCCGTCCGCGCCAAGCTTGCCCCGCTTCGCTCGGGGCGCTCCGCGCGCAGCATCAGCCTTACGCTGGTGGATGCGTCGGGCACGCCGAGGGCCAGTCTTTCGGGGCTGAAGTGGTCGCTGTCTGATGCCGAGGGCGTCGTCACCGACAGTGGGCTTGGCGCGACGACAGATACCAATGGACTACTGTCCCTGTCGGTCTACAGCACCCTGACCGCCGGAGCCACGGCTTACCGGCTCTGGATTTCGAACACCGACGGCACGACCACGCAGAACCCAGCCGCGCTGGAGTGGGCCGGCCCTGTAGTGCTGACCTGAACATTCTTCGTCGACAGCGATTATTCTAAAAGTCTACCGACCACGACTTCATAAGGACGCACGCCGTAGGATGCGAACAGGTGGACAATCACAGTAAGGAAACTTCCGTGGCGAGTTCTTAAGGATAGCCGGTGAAGATCGTTTGCGCGGTCTGGTTCTTTCTCAAGGGGGCTACCGACAAAATTTGACGAATCCGATCTCTCACCTTTCAGCAGCGCTCGAATCCCATCGCCATCGAATGTATTGATCCCTCGATGTGCTACCGCATAGAAGTACGCAGCTTTAGCAAGTGAGACCTCAAAAGCTGTAGAGGTCATCGCCTGAATTGTTGTGAGTTCACTGTGATTCTGCTTCGATTCTGGGAAATGAATGGCAATATTGGTGACCACGATCTGAATCGCAGATATTCCGTCGCCGCGGTCGATTCCGACCAACAGTCCCGGAGGTGGCATTCCCCGAAATATCAAAATTTTTGGGTAAAGGTCGAGCGACACGTACTTAAGCAATTCTTCTGGTATATCACCCATCACCCAATCACCTTCGGCGACCTGAGGTAACTTTCGAGTGGATCGCTTTTTAATTTCAAGTAGCAGACGAGGTACAAGGAAGTCTGCTGCTAACGCTGGTTGTTCAAATGTCTTATTGCCATGCTCAGCGCATCGCCTGCATACCGCGCGCTCGAATCGCAATGTGCCGCCCAGTTTGTCGGGAATAATATGTTCCTTCGTGAGCTCTGGTCGAGGATGCTGCATGTCGAGACACACGATGCAGAAGCCCAAGGACTTGAAATTGTGGTCGTGCATTTTATGCGAAGGCTTCACGGGAATTTCTCATAGTTATTTCATAATCAATTGTATATTGGATAAGTACATGACGCTCATCGTTGAAGACGGCAGCATCGTGCCCGGCGCCGAATCGTATTGTTCGGTCGCCGCGGCCGATGCCTACCACGCCGGCCGCGCCAACACCGCCTGGATCGGACTGGATACTGCCACCAAAGAGGCGAACCTGCGCAAGGCCACCGAATATATGGTCAGCATGTACCGTCAGCGCTGGAAGGGCTTGCGCGTCAGCATCAATCAAGTGCTGGACTGGCCGCGCTACGACGTGCAGCTCGATGATGTGGTCTATGGTTGCTTTGCAGCCTACGTGCCGTACAACACCGTGCCGGTCGAAGTGCAGAACGCGTGCGCCACGCTCGCCCTGACCGCGAACGGCGGCGAGCTGGCGCCGAACGTGCAGCGCCTGGTCAAGCAGAAGACGATCGGCCCGCTGACGACGATCTACCAGGACGGCGCGCCGGCGTACACGCAGTTCCGCGCGATCGACCTGGCGCTGCGGCCGTATCTTGAGCCGAAGCTGCAACTGGTGCGGTCGTGAGCGACTACGGCCAAGACGCGCTCGATGCTGACGCGGCATTTCGTGCCGACGGCCAGCTAATGGCCTTCACCTTCAAGCAGCCCGGCGGCTACGTGGGCGGCAAGGTCACGGCCGGCACGCCGATCCTCCAGTCCGCATGGGGCATCGAGATCGCCGTCACGGCGCGCGACCTGGGCATCGGCACGCAGGCCGGCACGCTGATCCAGGCCGGCGACCGTAAGCTGCTGGTGTCGGCTCTGGCGGACGACGGCCAGCCCCTGAGTGCGCCCAAGGTAGATGACCTGGCCGTCGCTGGCGGCAGCACCTACACGATCAAAAACGTCGACAAGCTGTCGCCCGGTGGCCCGGTCGTCATGTGGACTCTGGTGGGTCGCATCTAATGGGAGCCTTCGCGCTTCAGATCCGTGCTTGGGTCGAAAAGACCAAGGACGACACCGACAAGGTCGTACGCTATGCGCTGGCCAGCATCGATCAGCGCCTGGTGCAGCGCTCGCCCGTTGGAGACGGCAGTTACTGGAAGCACCCGCCGCCACCTGGGTACGTGGGCGGCCGATTCCGCGGCAACTGGCAGATGTCGATCGGCGCTCCCGCCGTCGGCGTGCTGGACGTGACCGACAAGGACGGCAGCGCGACCATCGCGGCGCATGCTGGCGTGCTCGCGGCGGCGAGGGCGGGGGAGCTGCAGTACCTGGTGAACAACCTCCCGTACGCCAAGCCGATCGAGGAGGGCTGGTCGCGGCAAGCACCTATCGGCATGGTCGCAATCACCGTCGTCGAATGGAACAACATCGTCGAGAATGCCGTCAACGGCGTGAAAGCCGGCGGCGGCGACTTCTCGGCTGGCTTCGAGGCTTACCCACTATGAGCATCCCCAATATCCGCAACGCCCTCGAAACGGCGCTGGCCAGCATCACTCCTGCCATCGACATCGTGCACGAGAACGAGAGCTACCTCCCGTTACCCGGCCGGGCCTTCTGTGAGGCCTATCTGCTGGTCGCGACGCCGAACAACCCAACGATGGGCGACGGCTTCTACCAGGAACTGGGCATCTTCCAGATCAACCTGCAGTATCCACCTGACCAGGGCAGCTTTGACGCGGCCCAGCAGGCTGAGGCGATTCGCGCGGTGTTCCGGCGCGGCGCCACGTTCAGCGACGGCGGCGTCGAAGTGATGATCGACCGCAC